TTCTTAGCATCCTTCATTACGTTGGTGCCGTTGTATGTATGAGCAAGCTGATTTACTGTGTCTTTGAAGTTATTGTCGAACGTATCACGAAGAGTGTCAAGTTCCTGCTCAGATGAGTTGTTAATCATGTTCATCTGCTCTTGGAACCAACTGTCGTGATGACCGACTGTCATTGATCTGCTGTAAGCCATGAATAAAACACTCCTTTTAGTTTTAAATTTTGAAAGTGAATCACATTAGTGGAACACTTTGCAATCATTGCTTATCCTTAATCTTTTTAAGATTTGTATCAATTCGATTCAGTAGAAGGGTGTATAAGCTATCCAGCTTCTGATAGAAGAGTTGATTCTCTCCGTAACCAGAATCTACGAAATCATTGATAACATATTTTTGCCCTTTGGTAAGAGCATTCTTCAGATGGTTAACTGATTCATCATTGCTTTTGACAACGTCATATGGAAGCAAAGGAACGAGATCTTTCAGACTTGCAAGTATCTCCTCAATTTCGCTATTGCGTGCAACCATCTTTTTGTATAGCTGCTCATTGAGAATGTTATTCGCTTTATCAGAAAGCTTTGTATCTTGTTTATCAGCTTCTTCATCTTCGTTGCTGCTTGAATCGCCACCACCTATGTCATCTCCACCAGCGTCTTCTTCGCCGAATGCTGGCATATCCATACCACCATCGTCTTCATTTAACGGAGGGGGATCTCCGAGATCATCACCACCGCCACTTGTATCAGTAGCAGGAGGGGCAATGTCTTCTGCTGGTGTATCCGCTACTTGAGCATTTCCACCATCAAATGGTTGAAGTTCATCTCCTTCAGCCTCCATGACTGTAAAAAATAAACTTTTAGAGTTATCTCTCATCATGTCATTAGTTGACATTGTTATCCCTCCTTCCTAATTAATAAGCGTCCCAGTATGATGATGCAACTTTCCTCTTCGGAGTAGAAAGCATTTGCTCTTCTATCTTCTTCTTCATACGCATAAGCTCGTATTTTTCTTTCCTTGCTTCAGGTGTGTTCATTGAATTAAGATCTTTGATCTTTTCATCAATAACCTCAAGTTCAGATTCCATTTCCTGTTGAACTTCCTTCTTAAGTCTATTGCGATCTGCAAGCTTAAGACCTTCTATTCCAGCAACGGTTAATCCGAGATATGGTTGAATTGAGAAAGCCACACTGATCAAGCCTAACTTGATAGCAAGTCTTGATGCTTTGTATACTGCTGAACGGTAGCTTCTGTTCTCGATAAGTGCCGCTTTAACCTTGTCTTCATCTCTCTTAATAAGAGAATCGACTACCTTAGTCAGCCATTGCTTTGTTCTGGTAACGGGTTTCAGGACAGCTTTACCGGTATTTGCAATTTTCTGTACACCGTGTTTCGCTTTCTGTTGAGTAGCAAGCGTCTTACGGTCATGGTCCATTGCTTTTGTTAATAAGTCCTCTTTAGGACGTGTAGCAGTGTTTCCTGTTGATTGGGGCTCTTCGGATTCTAAGAACATAAACATCTCCTGAACTGTTTTGCCAGAAGACAGTTTCTGTTCACCATCTTTGAAAGTTGGTGAATCCTTAAGATCAGCAGAATCGTTGCTATTATTATTATTGTTAGAGCCCTTGGTCGAAGTGGAATGACTGCGGTCACTATTATCAGTTTTTGACTTCTTTACATCCGTCTTTTTAACAGACTTATTGGATGAAGAATCGGTCTGATTGTCGTGAGAATTATCATTGTCTGAATTGGACTTATTGTTTGAATTTGAATTTGTTGTGTTGGTTGTCTTACCAGTTGAATGATCATCGTTGGTTGTTGTATTGGTTGTGGTATTATTTGAGTCACGGTTGAAAGAGTTCGTGTAGTTGTTTGTAACATTTACAACGATCTTTCCTTCAGCCTTATCCTTGTTAGGATTATTCTCAAAACCTGCACCAATCATATCACCAAGACTATCACCGCCAGCATCAAGCTTAGCATCGATAGAATCAGTAATCTCAGGAACTGGATTCTGTGGAACTCCTTCAGGCAATGCAGTAGGAGTAACAGTAGCGCCAACCTTATCGGTCATCTTAAAACGAGTTTTCATGTACTCAGGAATACCACCGGTCTCCTGTTCCATGATCATTTTAAATGTATCGATATTATATTCGAATGATTCAGACTTGATATCATGCTCTGTTGGTACAGCAGGACCATCTGAATCTCTTACTACTTCTGAATTGATGAAATCAAGTTCACCCTTCATTCCGAGAATGTCATTTGCAAGAGTTGCAACCTTGTGAACATTACCGGCTTCTTTAACATTCTTTCCAATAAGAGGATTGATGTTAATAGACTTTACAGTCTTCAAGAGTTCAGAGAGTTTTTCTCCAAAACTCTTAAGAACGTTTACCTCCTGATCCTGGAACTTACCACATGAACCAGTTGCACCTCTGTTGGCATACTTAAGTGCTTCTTTAACATTGCCCTTAGTCTCATCTTTAAAGATAGAGATACAAGCGTTGTTTGTCCACTGTTTCTTTTTAGCAAGATCAGAAATCTTTTGCATGTCTCTCATCACGAGATTTACAGCAGTACGGAGACGTTCACGATTCTTCTCAGTTGTTGCTTCCTGAAATACGTATTCAGCAGAACCGTCATACCAGTATTCATTAACAAAGTCATCATTGTCAATGATGAAACTGAGCTTTGGTTTCAGAGCAACAATCTCACGAGCAATATCAGCCATTTCCTTTGTGCGCTTCTGGGTCTTATCATTCTTCATGACATTCAACATTTTGAACCAGTTACGAGGATTTGTCCAGAACATTTTAACAGTTCCCCAAAGATCACCTGTAAGATCATGGAGTCTCTGGAGTGTTTGTAATTGTTCTGATGTGAAAGAACCGCGTTTGCCCTTGAGAGCCTTGTTGGTTGAATGATAGACCTGTTTGATATTCGTATGCTCTTCAGATGAAGCAGTTACACTTGTGAATATTGGTAACAAGAAAATTGCAACCGGATTGAATGTTGTCTTGTAACGAGAGCCAAGAGTATTTGCATTCCAACGATGTTCTTTATCCATCTTGACAATTTCTTCCATGTTAGCCATCAAAGAGCATACACCCTGTTGGAAGGCATCACGCTTTACCTTCATGCTTGCTTCTTCGAATACATCATATACTTGAGAATCGATATCATAGAATGATTCACCGATGTATTCTTCAACAAGGAATGGTGACAGTCCAGCATTATACATCTTGTCACCAAGAGTATCAATATCACATTCAACAATGTGAGAGAACTGTTCACATGCCATCATATCAGATATAGACATATCACCAAGCTTGTGTAATTCATTTACAACATACTCAGAAACAGTCTTTGAGTCATCAACCTTATCTTCAGGAGATGGGTCTTGAGCACCCTGATCGTTGGTGTATGTTTTAGCCGTACGAGAATTCTTATTTATCTTACCTCTAACTTCCTTGACAAACTGGTCCTCCGTTCTCTCCTTCTTGACAGAATCAGGAGCGTAGTTATAAACGATATCAAGATAGATTCTTGAGTCGAATATATTGAAGAGAGTCAGTAATGTATTATTGGAAATAGAAGCATCAGGATCATTTACAAGATTCAACTTAAGGAAGTCTTCAATGAATTTGATTGTTCCTTCCTTGTCTGATTTGAATGTTGTAAAGATATCATAGTTCTGGAAACGCTTTGCTCCATTATTCTGTTTAATAATAGAAGCATATGACTTTGAATAGTTTTCGGTATTGAATTTACCATTAAACTTTTTCGGATTGTCAAATACTTTGACAAGAATGTACGGTATGATTGTATCACTAAGGTCTCGCATGTTTCTCCAGAAATCACTCTTGAAGAAAGCAGTAAGATCATCCGTCGAATCACATTTACGCAGTCCCGCAACCAGGTCGTTTACAGTTTTTTCAAACTGATTGGATACCAGCCATTTCTTCATCTTGGTAGAGTACTTCATGTGCTTTGGTTTTGTTTCTGTGAAGTAATTTACTTCAGCAGCTTCCTGAACGGAATCGTCAACAAAAACCTCGACACCCTGAAGAGGAGCTCTATTGATGATACGCTCTGTTTCAGTTCCCACATCCATAGACTCAGGGAGTTCGATCTGTTCATTCTTGAATACACCATCAACATAGAATCCTTCATCGAATATCTTTTCTTCAAGATCCAGTTCAGGAATCTCATTGAGTGGTATGAACTGACCGAACTTGTCAAGTACGTCAGAATACTGATCGGGCTTTGTGAAGATTTCAAATGTATAGATACCATTTACAAATCTTATGAAGTCCTGGAAGTTATCGGCAATAACCTGAAGGAGTTTGAAACCGATATAAGCATCGATTGCTTTTATCATCATCTCATTATTTGAGCTGACGATGGTTTCATATACTCCATCAACAGGATCGATGTTAGCAATGTTCTCATTGATCATTTCAATGATACCATTTAACTTACCTTCATCTTCAAGCCATGTTGGATCAACAGAATCAAGACGAGAAAGTATTCTTTCCAACATTGGATCAAGTTGGAAATCACCATCTAACACAGGAAAGTTCTTAACCCTGAAACCCGATGAACAGAATTCATTCAGACTGTTTATGGCAGTCTGAATGTTTGTAAAGTATGATTGTTTGATTACGATATTATTTCCATCCATATCAGAAACCACCTTCCATTATTATAGAAAGAGCCTCCTTACGGATATCACCTCTCAGAGGAATATGTACTCTGGATGAGTCAGCCTGTTCAACAACGATTGAACCATTCTGAATACCCATGATCTCATCCGTAGAGAACTGGAATGATTCACAAACAACCTTCATTGTTTCATCCTGTTCACAGCAGTAGTTTGCAAGTTCCTTAAGGAATACAACATTAGCAGACTCCTGGTGTATAGAAGGAGTGATATCTGCTTGAGCACCTGCATGTGAAGGGAAGTCAACCATGTCGAAAGTAATTACTTTTGATACTCTCATATTAGGCTGATTAATTGGTGCATTAGGAATCATATTTCCCAGCAGACGAACAGAGAAACATGGAACTGCACCAATATCAATAATCTCAGAAGCAACATCTCTACCACACTCTGTACGAGGATGTGTTATGATGTGACCACGATACTTATCACCCTCAAGACGAGGACGTGTGATGAAGTGTGAAGTTCTTGTAGGCTCTGGTATTGTCATTCTGATATCAGAATACTGCTGGCCTTTGATGTCCGGGTTTGGATGATTCCATTCACCACGCCACTGGTGGCGTCTGAGTAAATCATTGATACGTTCATCTGTTGCAATGACAGTATCAATATTATGAGCATCATAACGACGTCTCATACGATTATACTCATTGAAAGTCATGAGTGTTGATTCGAATTCACAATACGGAAGACCCTCAGTCGAACGCTTGATTTCATAACCATTCGCACCGAGTTCAGAGGAAACTGCAGCTTCCTGAACAAAACAAGCGGTTTCGTACTTGTTTGTCTGATTGCTTTTACGTATAAGCATATACAAATCTTCCTTTCATTATATTTTATTCATCGTCTTTCTTTACATGAACCTCGACGTGCTGTGTTCTTTCTTCTCTTGCATCAGCCTTTTTCTTTGCTTCTTCAGCAGCAGCCTTAGCTTCAGATTCAGCCTTGTATTTAGAAAGAACAGGCTCGACTGTATCAAGAATTATTCCATAGATGCCGAGCTCCTCAACAAGCTCTGCTGTCATATTCTGAACAATAACGAACGCTGTACCGATGTTTTTAGCTGCGTCATTTATAGAACGTTCCATGTTAATTCTTTCGGGGTCTTTCTTGAATCCCCACGAAACATCCTTTGCATTATTGATTGCTTTTGTAGTATTAGAATAATATTTTCTAATCTCATCAAGCTTAGTGCTGGCTTTGTCAAACTTGAGATTTAATTCCTTGAGAAGTTTAACTATTTCTTCGATATAATCAGCAACATCCGATGCAGGGTATTTGTGTGAGAAAAAATAATAAAGACTGATGTTCTTGTCTTTGAATTTGAGTTTCTCGACTCTGATCTTACTGTTTATGAGGTTATCAAGATCGGTGTTAATACCTGTCATCCAACGTATCCAATTCTGGAATTTGATACGTGTCTTGATCTTTCTTTCCTTAACATCAACACCTGTCTTCTTGGACTTCTTCTCTTCCTTGGATTCAGCTTTAGATTCCTTGGCATCTTCAACGAATTCAGGTTTCACAAACTTATCCAAAGATTCAGATTTCTTATCAGAAATCTTATCTGCCTTTTCCTGAGCTTCTTTTGTTACTTCTTCTGGAGCATTATTTGGTTTAGAAAACTTTCTGAGACGCTCAACGATTGTCTCCTTTGCTTTTGAGAAGAAAGAAGAAACAGCTTTTGCCATTTTCTTAAAGAAAGCAATAATGGAATCAAGGATCTTCACAAAAACATTGTCTTTCTTTTTAGACTTAGCATCAGCTTCAACGGCTTCCTGAACAATAGTGGGACCTTCCTCATTTGTCAGCATATCATATGTTTTAAGATATGACATAAGCATTGACTCAAGTACGCACGCCTCTGAATCAGCGGTAGCTTCATCTATGTTTGTCAATAACTCATTGATGTTTGTATTCATTAATCTCAATCCTTTCATTAAAAATAGGGCAGGCCCATTGTGGGCCGCCCCATAGTTGCGTTAATTACTTGAAATAGTAACCTGTATGAGATTCAACTACAACGTCATCGTCGTCGCTAACATCTTCCTCAGCTGATTCATAGTAATACTGACCATCATCAGGATGGTAAACGAAAGTAAGAGGATCGCCGTCTTTGTAACGGATCATTTTATTTCCTTCTGGCTTCTCAGGAACCTCAACGTCGTTCTTACCAACGTTATTCAGGAAAGTCTTAACCTGATTAGCTGTGTAGCTCATACCCTTAGAAGGTTCACCAACATTGGTCTGACCAGTTTCACCTGATGCATTCTTCGGCTCAGATTCTGTGGATTCAGATGATTCCTTATCTGGTGATACAAAATCTTCTGTTGAAGGTTCGTCGCCGCTGGCTTCACCAGTTTCTTCTGTATCAGAAGTACTATATTCACTCTTGAGTTGAGCAGAAATCTCATCCTCTTTCTTGAATATGCCTGCGATTTTACCAAGAAGCTTCTTGACTGCATTATATGTTCCTACGAAGAATTCGCTTATTTTCTTCATAACACCGTTGAACTTAGTGATCACGGAATTCAGTTTGCTACGAAGAGCATCATTCTTCTCTGCTTCAAGAAGTTTTTGTTTTGCTTCATCAGACAATGTTATGCCTGATATATCGGTACCATCATTCTTAACGCTATCAAACACCTGTCCGAATTCATTGAGCTCATTGATTACTTCTTTAGCGTCAAGCTCTATCGGTTCTGGTAAAATAATATCAGCGGTTGTGAATTTATTCACATCATTTTCAAGAGCAGCTGCTTCTGTCTCAATAACAGATACATTGATGCCTGTCTTCTTATATATGTTGAATTCACGAGTTTTCTTGATAAACTCAGGTACTGATTTAAATGCCTCGGATATCTTCTTAATACCAACATTGGTCTTGATCTTATTACCAACGGTCAGTTCGAAGATAATCCTTGTGTCGATAATATCATCAGACAATTTTGAGAAGAATGACTTAATTGACTTAAGCCAACCCTTGACAATATCAGTGAGTTTATCTTTATTCATAAATCCAACAAAGCTGAGAACAGCTGCAAGTGTAGTACCTCCAGCAATACCGAGTTCTGCTGCGTGTTCCTTGATCCATGACTCATCCTTACCCATTATCTTATCAAATAAAGACTTTGCTTTATCTGGGAAAGCCTCAGCCTTGTCAACTGCTGCTTGTGCAGCAGAAACGATTTCACCATTCCATGCTTGTTTTACAAATACCCAGATCTTCTTGAGCAGATTTGGAATGAACATCAGTATCTTCATAAGGATACTGTCTTTCTTTGCACCAGAATCTACCTCACCTGAAGGATCACCTGACTGTACGGCACCATCAGCCTCTTGGTATATAGCGAACATTTCAAGTTCATTACCATTATAACTCTCAAGAATTACAGATGCTTTATCCATCTGATCCACGAGAGAACAGAGAACTTCCATTTCTGATTCCTGAACTACTCCGTTCATAGCGTCAATAGAAGCAATGACTTCATTACGTATAGTTGTGTTCATTAGATTCACTTTCCTTTCATATATAAATAAACAAAACGGATGTTTATTTATTCGTCTTCTTTTTTGTCAGTGATACTTGTGTCTGAAGGAGGTTCACTACCAGATGCAACAATACTCAAACTATCAGACATTTCTGCGACCGTTGTAATGTATTCGTTAACTGCAGATATGCCATTTGTGAGTGTAACCTGGGTGTCTAAAATACCTCTTATTTTTTCAGATACAAGCTTCTCCGTATCGACCCATCTATCATCACGGGTATCGTCCTTTAACCTGGATTCATATACAGCCGACAAAGATTTTGCTGCTTGACACATTTTCGTCAATTTCTCAGAGAGAGCTTCAGCTTTCTCAGAGAATGAAGAAATTGGTGAATACGCGTTTTTCTTCTTGGTTTTGTCATCAGCCAGTTTTCTCATATTATCAGTAAACTTGTTTATTGCTGATTCGGCGTCGGGATGTATTGTATATTTAGTAACAACATTTGATTTATCATGTTCTTTTTGGAAATCATATATTGCACCAGATCTAACTGCTCTTCCTTCTGCATTGGTATTCTTCTCCAATTTTCCATCAGTGAATTTGCGTCCAATAAGAGCAGCTGCTTGAACAATGAAATCTCGTGCAAAATCAATCCAACTACTCCACATATCGAGATCTATTGTGACATACAATGTACCTGCTTTGACATCGATCTTACATAATATTCCATCATCTGTTACTTGGTCATATTTCAATAAGTTAATATTGAAAAACTTACGAATTCCATCATATAATTTCTTTATGAATTCAATAGCTTTTCTCATTACTTCTTGAACACGTTTTGCCGCATCGGCTATCTTTTCGGCAGCTTTATCGGCTGCCTTTGATATAGTATCAGCTGCTTTAGAACCAGCCTCTCTTATCTCACTAAGAACTGTCTCATCAAACTTTTTCATTATCTCTCCTTTAAAGTCAGAGATCTTTGATTCGATAAGTTCTTTTTTATTGTTGAGGGCATACGCTGTTCCACCAATAACAATCGCACCACCACCAACTTTGAGACCTTGTTTGGTAAGCCACATTCGGACATCGTGTTTAAAGTTTTCTTTTCTGAGAATCTCCTTTAACTCGGATGCTGGGACATTCTGATTTATAAGGGTATAAAATAACTCAGTTTCACCTGGCGACATTTTCGAAACATCTACACCAATTTTCTTAGCTTGTTCTGTTACAAGCTTAAGTTTCTTCATCTCCATTTTTCTTCTATGAAGATCCTGGACATGCTCAATTAATCTTGGAATCAACTTCATAAAACTCTTGAGGATATTTTCCTTTTTTCCAGTCTTTTCATTATTTTGACGGAATTTAAATTCTGGCTTATCGAGTTTCTGTTTTTCTGTCTCTTTCCAAGATGCTTCTTGAACTATTGATGATTCTTGGAATATTGAAAATGCGTTGAGATCGTCACCCTGATAATTTTCAATAATGGTGTATGCCTTATCATAGGCATCCAATAAATTATTCAAGACTTCATATTCTGATTCAAGAATAACCTCATCTAACTGTGAAATATTCATTCGTATAACCGCACCTTCTTCCGATTTTATTTAACATCGTTGATACGATACATGATATATGTTGCGATCAGACATATGTATGCTTTAACGATACTCTGATCGACCTTGTATTTGGTAGACAGTGTAGAGATAATCGGTTTACCGGCAATCGCACGATCAATTGCCGTTGGGAGATTTGTAATTCTCGATATGAACTTAGATGAATTCACATCTTCTATTGTATTATTCTCCTTGACAATGAATACGTAGAATATCGTGTCAATTATAACACCGATATCATCAGATTGAATTTGCTGTGCAAAATTGTACAACGAATCAACCTTAACGTTCTTCAGACGTGCAATGCCGATATACAGATTACCCTTATCTTTGTACAACTGGTCTCCACTATTGATTCTCCTTATGAGATTCTGTCGAATCTTAATAGTGTTATTCGTTTCAAGATACTCATCTGATGAATTAACGTCATCACCAATCAAGTTACCCTTATCCATGTTATCATAATACTGATTCGCCAGCAAGCGTAGGTTCTGTTGGAATGACGTTCTGACACGGTTCAAGAACTGGACAAGAACCGTTGCCGACATATTGAGATCCATTTTGGTACGCCAGAAACCATAAGCTGTTTCTATTGTACCACCTATCCAGTTTATAACATTTTCAGATTTTACCAGGTTCCATGAATTATCAAGGTTAAGATAAACATAAGCCATGGTAGATTCAATTGGATGTGGTGGATGGAAAAAATGATTGAAGACATTGTTGTACACTGAAAGACCCATTTGCTGTCTGGCTGAATCTCTCAGTTCGCGATGCTGAATCATATCAGCATATGTTAAAACGATTGAATGGATAACATTTGTTGGGTTAGCAACAATCGTTTGGAATGATGTTTTGTCATTAACAGACTTGAGAATCTGTTTGAGATTCTCTTTGAATGCTTTCTGTTCGAAACCGAACATGGCAAAAACATTATCAACATAAGCACGAGGGAATGACACAGGTTTGGTAGGAAATTCTTTTGACAACATCTCGGAATTAGCCTCAAGAAAATCATTACCATACTTGATATATTCCTTTCTGCTTTTGGGGTGTTCAAGAACTGCGATAATTGGATCAATTATCGTTGTACGGAGAGGAGTGTTTTCGGGTTCATGCAATGCAGCTTCCACAAAAACCATTGCTTCCTCCTCGGTAAAAGATTCCTGGAGGAAAAACATGAATATCCCTCCTATCAGTTACGGTTCTTCTTCTTGTTCTTCTTAGAAGATTTGAAGTCGTTTGTCTTCTCCTCTGAAACTTCTTCCTCAGTAATCTCAGGAAGCTCTTCAGGTACTTCTTCTGTTTCAGTGACTTCTTCCTCTGCAACAGGAACTTCAACATTTGGCTCTTCCTCAGGTATCTCTGGAGCTGGTGAGAAATCTGTTTCAGTTACAACAACATCAACAGGAATTGATTCAACAACCGGTTCCTCAACCTTGGGTTCCTCGACAACAGGCTTTGCTTCTGTAGCCTTCTTTGTCTTCTTGGTTGTCTTCGTCTCTGTTGTATTCTTCTTTGCTTCTGCAGCCTTCTTAACATTGTCAACAGATGCATCAAAAGCAGCATCGATGTTTGCGCGTGTTATAAGACCAACACCAACACCGAATACTCTGAATTCCCTGAAATTAAGAATTCTCATAATCTGTGCCTTATCAAGGTCTTTGTTATACACAGGAGCTAATACATTGATTCCCGGTATAACACCCTTACCAGTAATATTTACCTTCATAATTTTAATTCTCCTTTTCGTTAATTATTTGGGTTAGGTTCCATCGACGATACGCTTAACCTTTTCGACACTGTAATACGATTCAGATATGAGATCTGTTTTAATGCCCATAGCCATGAAATACATATTAGCAGCGAGTAATGTAGGTTTATCGTATGTATTTGTCTTTATATCAGACAATTTAACAGAACCATTCTCCGCGATGGCTGAAAGCATATTATCATATTCTTTCACATTATCGCCACGAGCACCGGATATCTCAGATAGAATAATATCTCCACCAACACCAGCAAGAACTTCGTTTTCGATACCTGTTGTTGTACCACCTTTGGATTCACCCTTAGCAGCACCTGTCATATCGTCACGATTATCATCGCTTAAAGCCAGACCTGTTTTCTTTGAAGCGAGCTGTTGAGTTCGTTTAATATTAAGCCATCCTACCAAAACCGGCTGTTTGGTCCTTATGGGTCGGTTCGGATTTGAAGACACATGTGGAAGATATACATACTCGAAAAGTTTTATCTTGAGGAAGTCTGCAGCTTTCTCAACATTTTCGAATTTAAGTGTTCTTGAACCATCGCCAAATTCTTCTATGTCAAGACGGAAGTTACTTTTCTCATCATTAAGAAAAGCATCTATCCATTGTGAGAATTTGAGATCATTCATTGTTTGAAACATCTTCCGATATTTGTTTGCATTTATACCGGTAGGATCCATAAGAAGAAGTGTCTTGTAGATTGTTTCTTCAATACGTTTTCGTTTTTCTGGTACAGTAGCCATTCCATTTCACCTACCTTTATATTGAAACTTTTCGTACGTATAAACGATTGAGTTTATCATACGATATACCAATTATAATATGAGACGAGTCATTACCATAACCCAGTCTCTCCGTACCAGTTAATTCAACTATCAATGCATCATATCCTTCTGCGGTTTTATCAAAACGAATATCAATGTCGATACCAATGACATCGATGATGTTACATTGATCAATTAACTTATTACGTATCTCACCAGGTATTTTTGGATCATCGGAATATTCATACAGATAAGACTCTATGTCTATACCGAGATCAGGAATGGATGGATACTGACCTGGTTTCATAAATAACAATGTCAAGATTGAGTTCACACCCAATTCAAACGTAGAGAGAACTCTTGGTTTGTACATTGAATCTGAATCAAGTACGACATCGTAGTTTAATGTCTGGAATGATGGAGGGAATTTACCTCTTATCTCATCCAGTGTAATACCTTTTGTATCAAGAGCCATATCCATCACCACTTTCCGTAACAGCTACACCGGTCTTATTTACAAAATCACGGAGTGTCTGTTGTAAATCACGTGCAGCTTCTGGATCAAGTTTCTTTGACTGAGTCTTTGAATAAGGATTGTTAATATCTTCAATACCTTCATGCAGATTGACAATGTATTGTAGATATTCTCTTTCTGCTTTCTTGAGTTTTTGTCCTGAATTGAGAATTTGTTTTGCTACCTTGTATGATGTGAGTTCACGATCAAAATCCAAAGGATGTGGATCTTTGAGACCCTTGTTTATCTTTTGATCGAGGCGTCTCACTTCACTCATCTTTTCTGCATTCTTCTGATTCAGTTTTATCTGACGATTGAATGATGAAAGATGTACTGGTAGCTTGTACATACTTGCGAACAAATCACAGAAGTATTCTTCTTGAATACGAACAGAAACACCGAACAAAGAAAGAACCTTTTTCTTCAACATCGATAACGACATGATTGCGATACCAACTACACCACCAACCATGGCAGCCGTTGATCCAAATGCAAATCCCAGACCAGCAAGAAGAATACAACATGCTGCAGATACAACACGCATTCCTCTTTTGATAATAACCATATCCTTGACAAGTTTCATTCCTTTGATATATCTATCGATCTCTTCATCAGTATTTGTTTGATCAACGTTATTCTTTATATCGTTTTCAAACTTCTTTACAGCACCAGGGTTATCTTGAATCTGAGATAATACATACATTCTTCGAGCAACACGTTCTTCATCCATCTCAGCATCATTTATATTAAATGACGATTTGAATTTGTTTATGAATGCAGATACATGTGCTTTTATTGAATCAAATGAAATAGCATTCTTCATATTAGCAACAGTCGTATTGATTTCATCATGAAGCTTTTTATTACGAATGCCGATCATATGTACGATGTTATGATAAATCTCATGTAACAAAACAGCTGTCAATGATTGACCAAACAATTTTTTGTTTGCAGGAACCATTGTCAACAATTGTTTCGTGTTGAGATTTATCGTAATTGATAAACCACCAAGCTGGAATCCTTTAGAACGAGACACCGTTAGATTTCCCGGGTTTGTAGGAAAGTTAGAAATGATTGTTCCAGTACCTGTCTTCTGACTTATATAAATAGAAAACTTACAATCGAATTGTTGTTGTAATTCCTGGAAACCTTTCTCCAAATATCCATTTGGGTTACGGAACATCGTTTCTATCTGATGAATTAATTGAGGAGAGTATTCTATTTCTGGAGCAAACGTACCCTTGATACTCAATTCGCCACGTTCTTGTTTTGCTTTAACTTCATCGAAGTTTGTTGTGTCGAAAGGTATTTCTGCATAAGCTTTATTGAAATATTTGATGGCTTTCAAGATATGCTTATTGTCGAATTTAAACACATCAAGCTCCGGAGAAGAAGCAGGATTTGAATAACCTTCCTGAAAACATTCATACCTTGACAACAAATCAAGTTCGTCGGATAATTCCATGATTGCTTGTTGTTTAACGTACATCATGTCAATTGAATCCGATACCAGTTCATTTGACTCAGTAACATATTCATTTATAAATGTAAGATCCAAAATAAAACACCTCCTTTATTCAGGTTTATTATTATCGGACATAACATATACTCGATCGAATTCCTCATAATTCTTATCGACTATTTTTATATAATGAATACCTGTCTTCTGAGTTTCGTACTTAAGACGAGCATCCTTTAAATATTCGATTTCACGAGAATGTTCCATTCGAGGATGTGTATTGTCAGATTCTTTGATTTCTACTTCCAATGACAAAGATGGAATGTAGAAGTCTGGTATATAGAGATGGGTTGATCCATCCTTCCATTTGTACCAATAATTATTTGGTGATGGGCATATGACATCATTTGGGGACCAGTCCAATGATTTTAAATGATTCAAGAAATCTTCTTCATATGAACCAATGATTCTGAATGTATGTTTATCATCCCAAACAAAATCTCTTGCTTGAGCATGGTTAAAAATCATCTTACGTTGCATATCCGCATTATTTAACAAATGAGGTACTCCATACTTATCAACCATTCTTTTATTATGGAAATCATTTGCATATGCTGTCTTACAAGCATCAGAACAATAACGTTCATATTTGAGAGTCTCTTTATTGAAATGAACCGGATTCTTATGACATTGAACACATAAACGACCTGTCGGTTTTCCAACGAGTAATGAGTAGGCCCACTCTAATGCTTCACAATCATCTGGTACCTGATCATTGTGCATTCGTTGTATGTGTCTACAGAATCTATGTTTGTCATTAAATATCTTCGGACAAAAAGGACAACGTGTATTTCTCAATACCAACACTCCTTTCTTTTATATTATACTTATTATAAGTATTTTAG